ACGACTGGGTCGAGTTCGAACTGATTCAACAGGGTGCCAGGGTCATTTACCCTGTGCCGATGGAAAAAGGAACGTCGTTCGTAGACTCGCAGGGTGCCGTCAGCAGTGCTGCTGATATTCAGTGGGATACAAACTCCAACCAACGAGTAATCGGCGTTCCTTTCAACAAGGCTGCGTGGAGCGAAAAGGATATCGTCGAATGGGTGCGTGAGGATAAAGAATATCGGGATGCACACCCCGAACTGGATGTGCTTCCAGAGGCGACCTTTCCGAGAATCCACCTTTTGGGTGGAGGGCTTGACGCGGTGAAAAGCCTCGCCGAGAAGTTGAACGAGATCGAACCGACGATAACGGTCACTGGAGACTCGACGCGACAGCGAGCGCGTAAGGGACGAAAAGATACCGGAATGGATAAGGATGCCACCGTCCCAATCGGTTCCGCTGCAAAAGCCGAGGCGGTCGAGGAAGAGGACACATGGTCGACATACTTCAAAGGCGAGAAGGGCAAGGGGCGGTGGACGGCCAAGAGCGAAGACCATGCACGGCGAGTAGAGATTACAGCTGAAGACGGACAGAAGTATGTGATCTTTTTTCAAGCGGAACAGATTGCAAAGGTCCACAAAGACCTGGCCGAAAAAGCGGGAGGCAAGTTCGGCTGGTTCATTCAGTGGGGTCGTTCGGATGAGGAGAACGAGAATTCCGATGGGCTACACGGCGTATTCTTCCGCACTCAAGCAGAATTGAAACAGTGGGCCAGGGAGAACATTGACGAACTAGCGGTCGACCTCGAGGAGGAAGTGGACGAACCCGTCCCCGAGGAGGCGGAAGAGACGACCTTCGAGGAGCAGTCGTGGGCCGACGCCGTGGCACAGGAAGCGGAGGGAATGGGCCAGGCTGGCGAAGCCGAACGGGAATATCGGTCGATGGAGGACGACGCGGTCGACCTCGAGGAGGAAGTGGACGAACCCGTCTCCGAGGCGAAGCTGCTACTAACGGACACGGCAATCGTCGAAAAGGCGGTGGAGTTGGTAGGCGACGGTCACGGGGCTAGGCATGTTCGGGATCTTGCAAATTCCAAGAAGTACACTAATGCCGAGAAGTTGGCAGAGGATGCTGTCAACTTCGCCGAGGCAATTGGTGTACTCGAGGGGTCGCGGACCTTTACCCCGGAAGGACTTGTGGTTCCGTTTATTGGTTCCCCCATCAAACTGACCCCAGCCCAGATAAGGCTATTGGAAGATGTCGAGACGCCAGATGATATGCCTGGCCTCTACGCCCAGACTCCAGAATGGTACAGGAACGCGGGTACACCTATAGTCGAGAGCCAGCCGGTGTAGCACAGTTGCCGAAGTTTAACGAGGGACACATATATCCTGCTGGCGCACGAGAACCATCCAACAAAATCATTCTGTTTTCGGCATTCAACCCAAGGGCGATAGCTGATTTTCTATGGGCTGTGCAATCTGCGGAGGGGCACAAGCAGAACGTCAAAACGGCTGTCCGAGAGAAGATCAAGAAGGAGTTGGTCGATTCCGAAATAGCCAAGGACGCCAAAGATGTGAACATCGATCTTTGGAAGCTTGTCCAAAAGGCAGAGGAAGAGATGGAACCTCCCGTTTTTGCACGGGTGGAAGACGAGTTCGACCCTGCCGAGGCGGAAGTGCCGCCCGCCCCCCTGCCCGGACAGTTGTCTCTGTTCTCTGGTGAGGCGGTGGACGAGCCACCTTCCGCTCCCGGCGGCGTAGCAATGGCGGCCGGTGCTCCTGGCGAGATCGGCCCGACCGAACCACCGAGTACCGATCCGGCGATAGAACCGAGCGCCCGCGAGATGTACCCGCTGGCGTTTCCCGAACTGGTCGAGTTGGCCACCGGCATCGCCGAGGGTGAGATCCAGGTGAAGCCTCTCAGCGGTGCCGCCGGTCGGTTCAAGGGTCAGGAAGGGCAGTTCGTTATTGTCCTCAATCGAGAATACGCGCGGAATCCACTCGAAGCCGCAGCAATTCTCGGTCACGAAATCGGGCACCTGGTCGACTACCTGCCTGACGAAACCCTGGCGCGAGGCAATGTCCTCGGTCGCATCGCCAGTTTCAAGGGCACCTATCGCAAGTGGTTCATCAACCTGCTCGAAAGAAAAACGGAAACCGCTCCGAGAAAATTGAGAGAGCGACTGAGAAAACAGGCCGCTGAAGAATTCGACACGCCAGAAGAAATCGAAAAGGAATACAGGAACCTGTTGGCGACACACGGGTACGTCAGCAAAGACGACATCAATGCTGAACTGATCGCGCTGTCAGAATGGTGGACACCGTATCCCGAGGATGCGGACGATGCGTACATCGCTTATCGAAGAGAGCCAAAGGAACTTTACGCCCAAGCGTTGAGCGTTTTCCTCAATGCTCCCAAAGAACTGCAGAACCGAGCACCGTTGTTCTGGCGTTCGTTCATGGCCTTTGCACACACGAAGCCCGAGTTCTTCAGCGAGTACCAGAAGATTCAGGATCTGCTGGCCGGCGACAGCGAGGAACTCGTCAAGCATCGAACCCGACGCCTGGCCGATGGGTTCCTGACGGCCGAAGAACAGATCCTGGCTTCGGTGGCTGCACGCGAGGCCGCACGCCTGAGCGGTCCAGAGATGCTCATGCGCCAACTGACGCAGGGAGTGATCGATCGCACCGCACCCGGCAAGCAACTCGCCTTCAAGGCGATGGCCAAGGGGGCCACGACGATCGAAGCGATGCAGATGATCGCGATGCTGGACGAGTTGCACACGATGGATTCGCCGTCACATGCCCTGGTGATGCAAACGAACCGGGAGATCATTGAGCCTCTGAATACGATCGCCGGGATCGCAGATCCGGTCTTGGAATTCGGCCTGTACGTTTTTCATCGACGGGTCATCGTCGAACGACCGGACATCTTCAACCCCCTGGGGTACAACCCTGAAGAGTCGTCAAAAGCGATCGACGATCAGTATCAACGGCTGAACAGGACGTTTCGCCTACCGGATGGAACTGAAACAACCCAGTTCGCCTACCTGGAAGAACAGGTAACCCGTTGGCACAACAGCATCGTCCACCCCGAGGTCATAAAAGCGTTTGAGTCAGGTCTGATTCGACCCGAGACGATGAAGGAAATAGGCGCAAACATAAACAACTACGGCGCGTTCGCGGTCACCAAGTTCCTGACCGATTACGTCGACCCGTCGATCCAGCAACAGGCCGGAACCGTTCAGGAGGTCGCCAACCCGTTCACCGCAACGATGATGAAAGTCATCTCGATGATGCGGGTGACGCAGATCAACAACACGAAGCGAGAAATCGTTGACTGGATGGACAAGTATTTCAAAGAGGAACTTGGAGAACCCGTCGCCATCCCGCACGGGAAGACATCACCGGCACGACGACCATCGCCTGGCAAGGATTTCATGATCATCGTCGTGGACGGCCAGCACATCGCCTACGAGGTCGACGAATACCTCGTGAAGATGTTCCAGTCACACGACATCGGGATGCTCCAGGGGTTCTCTCGCGTGCTGTCCAGCGCGGTTTATCGCACCTTCCACCCGTTGTTCGTGACCTTCAACCCGTCATTCATTTCCGGTAACTGGATCAGGGACATCCAGCGAACGCACCGGAACCTCGGGGCTCAGTCACGTCGTCTGGAACACGAGACGATTGAAGCCGAGTTGCAGCACATCAGGCAGACCGAGAACCGGGAACCCAACGAGGCCGAGGTGGCCGCGGCCCAGCGCAAGGGACGCACCATGCGGATCGGCCTGTTGGACATTCTCAAAGCGCGGCACAAGTTGATGGGCTGGGGTCGGGTGGCAACTTTTCTGTTCGGAAAAGATTTCAAGCCAGGGCCGGCTCGCCAGTTCGTTGAGGGTGAACATGTTCCCGAGATCGAAGAGGCGATGAAAGAGCACGCCTATGCGATGTCGCTGACTGACATCGAGTCCCAGGTCGGTGGCCTGATCCCGGGCTGGTTGCGGCCAGAGGAATCAATTCGCGAACAGGCCACCCGGGCGGCACAGGAACTCAGGGATCTTGAGAATCCGACCGTGTTCGACAAGTTCGGAGCAAAGGTGCTTCCGGCAATCGGACATTTCCTTCACGCCTTCGAGGTGGTCGGTGCGACGACTGGCGTCACGAAACTGCTGGGCGGGATCAAGCAGTACGCCGAAACGCAGGAAGTCGCCGGAAAGATGACCGGCTACAACCTGTTGAAAGCACGCGGGGTTGAGACCCGCGATCGGGCGATGATCACGCGGAAGGATGTCGGCACTCCCGACTTCATGCAGCGTGGCCTGTCGTCGTCGTTGACCAACGGTATCTGGATGTACTCGAAGGTCCGATGGAACGCCCTGCACAGTGACTACCAGTTGCTCAAGGGTCACCTGCCCAAGACCCGGGCTGCCTGGATGATGAACCAGTTGATCTGGACGCTTGCACCGACCACGTTTACGAAGTTGGCTGCCTACGGCGCTCTGGGAATGCTGCCCTGGGGTGACGAACTCGAGGACTGGTACAAACTGTTCTCGAAATACTTCCTCGACAATTACGACGTGATCCCGCTTGGGACCACCCAGGTCGACGGCAAACGCCACGCAGTTGGCCTGACGATTCCGCGAGACGAGACACGCACATTCGTGGCACAGATGTGGGGCAACGCCATCGATGCCGTCATTGAGGGAACAACAGATATCGAGACGCAAGCCGGATCAGTGCCGAAGGGGATTCAGGAACTGACCGACGCGCTGCAAACCAACGTGATGCCCAACGTCAATCCCTGGCTGGACATCATGACGACCTACGGGCAGTACGCCCGGGGGATGAACCCGCGGGACAAGTTTTACAAGGGAGACGTGATTCCTCGCAGCGCTTGGGAAGCCGGCGGCTGGGAATCGAACCGCAAGTTGATGGCATGGACGGTCAAGAAATTCGGCGTGCTGAACACGATGGTTCACCCGATCACCGGCCCGATTCTCGGTGATGCTTTCGACGACACCGAAGAGAACTGGAAGCAGGTAACCGTCCGCTCGACACCGATTCTGCAACGGTTCCTGCGTGTCAGTCAGCGTGGTGCGCAGGACCGGCACTGGATGGCGATGGAGGAGGAGCGGCAGGACACGGCCAGGTTCCGACTGCAGTTGCCGACGACCGTCAGGGAGGCCAATGGTCGGCAGTACCTGCTGAGTCACACCAAGCATTTGCTGGACGACGAGGGCATGCAGGAACTGCTGGTGCTCAACAAGTGGCGATCAATGACCTACATGCCAGCCCGGGAAAGGATGCTCGAGGCGACCGCCGCCGGTGACGAGCAGACATTCAACCAGTTGCGCGAACAGTTGTCCCTGGTCACCAAGGAGGTGACGATGGACCCGCTGGCGAACGTCCCCGACCTGTACCTCGGTGCGATCGCCTGGCAATTGACGAACCCCAACTTCGAGGATCCGCTGGATTCTCACGAGTTGAAACTGCTCCAGAAAAACGGCCGCAGCATCGCCGACATCAACCGGCTGGTGAAGATGGAGGCGCTTCGTCGCAACAACATGGATCGTGAGCGGACGGAGAAGCGAACCGGTCGACGATTGCGACCGCGGACAGTGCCGAAGATCAGCCGCGCCCTTCACGAACGCCTGGTGCGGGCACGGGACATCTTCAAGGGCAAGGAGCCGCGTCGCCGCCGCCGGATCGGTCGGCAGGGTGTTCGCGGTTGAGAACCGTGACCGGCTTCAGGCGGTCGATCATTTCGATCACCGGTGCCATGAACACCCGCGTGACCTCCCGCCCGTAAACCCTGTCAACCAGGCTGGCGTATTCCTGTGCCAGTTCTTCCGTCGCAAACGAGCTTCGCAGCGCCGGGCTGCCGTGGCGTTCGACGTACCACATCATCGTCTCGGTGTGTCTGTCCATGATGCTTCCTCTCTCGAAGTCCATTACAAGGGGTCGCCCTTTTATCAGAAGCGAAGGTCGATTGGCAAACGCACCGGACTCGTCACAGTCCATCGGGGGTTTTCGAGACCTTCACCTGCCAGGGGACGGTCTCCTGCCGGCGAGTATCTCGCTTCTTGGTATCGGACCACCCGGCGCGGATCTCCTTGCACATCTCGAGGATCTCCTCGGGAGTCGGTTCACCTTCGGGGACTTCCATGCCATCACTAGTACGCCTTCCTGGCTGCATGTCCGTTCTCCACCAGTAGATCGCATATTTTCACGCCCTCCCCGGTCTCCAGGGAGGCCAGGAAACGTCCGTATTTGCCCTGTTTCGTCCCGCGGAATGTCCGCACGATACATTCGTCGTCTTCGGTGTAGCGTGCGATCAGGCTCATCAGGGCGGTCTTGCTCGACAAACCGGATTCACGTTCAGAACCGCGGGTTTCCGGGGCGTTCAGCCCGATACCGTCGCTCATGCACAACCGGAGCCGCTCAACAACTTCGACGTGGAACCCGAGCCGGATCCGGCAGTCGATCGTGTCACCGTCAACGACTCTCAGGATAGTTGCGTTGAACTTCCAGTCCATTCTAAAACTCCTCGTTGAAGCAGGCAGGGCAGTTCGATCACATCGGCCGGCGACATCTCGGCCGCAACCGCATTGATCTCGAGCCCGCTTTCGGACAGGCAGTCGACGACGAACTCGCTGCAGAAGAACCGTTCTTCGTTCGTGTCGACCTGGATTCCCAGCCGGTCACAGATCCGCTTGGTCAACAGGCTGAAGCTGCGGACGAACTGCCACGGGCTGGCGTAACGCTTCCCCCAGTGCTTCATCGCGTACTCGCAGATCGAGAACCGTTCCAGCCCGACCGGGATCCTCGTCTGATACCAGACGATCTTGCGTCCCTTCTTCAGCAGCATGCTGATCGGGAAGACCCTGACGCCGCGGCCCTCGAGTGCTTCGATCACGCACAACCGCTTGTAGAACCGGATCACGATCCCGACGTGACTGATCCGGCTGCGGGTGACCAGGCTGATCAACTGGCTGAAGAACGATTTGCGGATGTACCCGAAGGCGAGCACGTCACCGTTCTGAATATCGTCGCGTACCAGCGAGTAGTCCATTACTCGACCTCTTGGACATCGGTCACTTTCATCTGGCCGTCAACGGTCTCGACGGTGATATCGAATTCTCGTGCAACAACCCCGGCGGGCGGGGGCTGGGGGACTGCCGTGGCGCGCGAGGAGGTTTGCGAACCAAGCAGTTGAGTTGCCGCCAGCATACCCACACCGCCGAGGCCCATGGCACCAGCGGTGAGGAGCGCCGATGCCACGTTTCCGAGACCACCCTGGACGATCGTCTGTTGCTCCGGTGGATACGTTCCCACGTCGTAGGAATCCTCGAGACCGGCATCCTTGGCCAACGCCTTGCGACGGATCTTCAGACGACTTGTTACGTCATGCATCCACATGTTCAGCATCCGGTTGCGTCCCTTCAGGTGGGACCGAATTCCCTCTTCCACCACCGGTGATGACATCGAGAAACTCCTCGTCCATCTGGTGCAACGCACGCCAGTTGCCCGATGCCTGTTCTCCCAGGCGAAGGGCAATTACCAGCATTTCTCGTTGCCGACCGGCCTCGTCGAGACCAATTAGTCGGTCTGCTTCTGTGCCGACATCCACTCGTGACCCTTCGGAGTTATCCGATACAAAAACCCTTCCGTCTCTGCGAGAAGCCGGACGGCCTCGTCCGAAGTGTCGACCTTACTCTCAAGCAAACCTTTCGACAGGTGCTGCCATATTCCGTAGACCTCCATTTTCGAGAGATCTTTTTTCGGTCGCCACCACCCATCTGAATGGTAGGTGCCGTCAGACCCACGCGGCCCCCAATGCCACTTCATCTGTGCGTGACTCCTACGCGGACGGACCATCCTTGGACTGGATGAGCACGCGGCTCGCGAATGCTTCCGCCGTGTCCACGGATGAGTAGACCTGTCCGAATGCCCGATCCATCATCTGCAAGAACGAGTTGTTCGAGGCCGATTGCTGCGCCAGGCGTTCGCCGGCCGCTGCCTCGAGAAGCGCCTGCAGGTCAACTGTACTAGCCATCCGTTTTCTCCTTCGGCGCTATCTTCACGCGGATCACCGCTTTGAAGTTCTCGCGCCAGTCTTCGAGTGAAAGGAGCCGATCATTCAGCCCAGGGTCAGTCGAGCCAGCCGGTCCCGATTCCCCCCGAGGACCGGGGGGGCCGGGAACCGGCGACTGTTTACTCAGTTTGGTAAGCAATGTCTCGAGATCAGTGAGTCGCTTCTGCAGCGCCTTGATCTCGCGTGTGCGATCCACGTCACCCCAACCGGGACCGAGGGCCAGCGGCCTGGCGACCTTCGACGGCGGTAGCAAAACCGTCTTGGTCGTTTTCTCGACGCCCACGAGATACGCAACAAGTTCCGCGTGCCGGCAACCATAAACCCACTCGTCGTCGATGCCGTGAGTCATCACACTGACGAGGTGGTCGCCGATGAAGATTCCACCACCGGAGTTGCCATCACGAAACTTGCCCGCTTCCACGCCGAAGACCCAGCGGTCACCGGTCAGGTTGACGAAAGAATTTCTGCTCGAATATCGAAGTTGCAATCGTTCCGGTCCCTTGCCACCGGGCCAGCCGCAGCCGCTGATCGGGCCGACAGGCAACTGCCTTGGTACAGGAACGTGATGGATCGGCTCCTCGATCTTGAACAGGGCCAGGTCACGATCCTTGTCGAGGTGCAGCCACCGGCCCTCACCGGTCGTCTCACCGTCGAACCCGGTCCACTTGAACTTCTTCTTCACCTTCGCGCAGTGGCCGGCACCGATTCCGTAACCGTCAGCAGTGATGACGGTCCCCGAGCAGCCATCGACCTGGATGCTGGCACGCAACCAGCCGGGCTCGGCGGCTACCGCTGACACCGAGAGTGCGATCATCACACCTAGAGCCAGTCGACCAACTTGAAGCCGATCGGAATAACGATGGCGAGGATCGCAGCGATGGTCCGCATCTCGGTACGCAGTTTCGTGATCTGCGTCACCAGGCTGTCCTTGCCGTTGCCACGATAGATCGTGTTGTCGATCGACGTGAGACGCTGACTGTGTGCGTCGATTGTTTTCCATAACTGTCCGTCGAAACCGTCCAGGCCCAATTCGACCTTGAGACGCTCCTCGATTCGCAACAGACGTTCTTCTGTGTCATCCATGACAAAAACCCGCACGGTCCCTGGTGAGGACTCGCGCGGGCTGGTTACCGATTCGCGATCAACTGTCGTCATTGTCCGGTTCGTCGTTCGCATTGTCAACGACGAAGGGCGGGTGGTCGATGTAGACGATGACGCGATTCATTCGCTCTAGTTTGACGGTCACGCGGAACTCACCGACACGGGTTGGCACGTTCGGTTCTGCGATCACAACGG